CAAATGATAATTGTTGAGGTAATACGTCAATTCCAACAATTTCATATCTGACGGTTACATTAAATTCTCCATTATCATAATCTGGAGAGACATCTACTGATAGTAAATTAACTCTTGGTTCAAAATTATTGATAGTTGTTGCGATTTCTTCTTGAATTGCAGATGCTGTTATCTCATCAACACTTTCAAATAACAATCTACTTACCTTTGATCCAAGAATAGGATTAAAAAACCTTTCTCCTTGGTAGGTTAATACAAGATTACGAAGAGAACGGGCAATCGCAGTTTCATTTTTAATCGCAATAAGATCATAGGTCAAAGGATTGACCTGAAACGAAGCACTAATGTCCTTGAAACCTTTACTTACCCGTTCTACAGGCATAAAAAATTATAAATCTATCTTATTTATTAACGATTTTTTGATTCATAAAGAGGTTCTGTTCCATATTCCCAGTCATCATAGTCCTCATCATTGCGAATTATTGCATGTAATTCGTTTTGGACCATAAAATCATGCTTTTTTGGCGTTATATCATCATTTGCGATCTCACGAAGCATCTTTTGCTTCTGAATTTTATCGTCCCAACCATACTCTGATGCTAAAAATTCAGTTCCCCACTCACTTTTCATGAAATTTTGGTCTTTATCGACTTTTTTGGTCATTGTTTTGCTCCTGATTTGCTAAATCAGAACTTTTTACGGGGTTGCTATCCCGAATTTCTGTGACTTCGTACATAAAATCATCTGATGTCTCAATTTTACGTCGATTTTCAACTGAATATTCGGTCATATCAATCTCATAACCTGGATTTTTGGTAATTCTATTCTTTGTCCATGCATCATCATACCATAAAATCTTATTATTAGGATATGCATAGAAGTTTCCATTATCCATCTTGAAAAAGTGAGCACATTTATGTTCTGGCGTCTCACTGAAGTTAGTGTTTAGAGTGGATTTTGATTCCCATGACCAATCCAGAGTGAACAAGTAGGTTCCTTCATTCTTTTCTCCTTTATAGTTGATGAGTTGAGCACGTAAGTTAGCCATTCTTGAACGTACTTGAACATCGATATAAGGAGAAAAACAATCCCACCACATACACTCTTCTAATTCTGGAACTGGTGCATCAGGTTTCCAACAAAATGCATGTATTGGTCTTCGTGTCCAATTGACTCCATTTTCTAAAAACGCTTCAAAGAGCGGTACGTGCTTCTCTAAGGACGCTACGGAGTGTACGTCGCATAAAGTTACCTCTCCATGACCTTTTTTGTGATTATAGAGAAATTCGTTACGAATGTAACAAGTAATTGTTGGAAGGTTGTGATTTAGGTATGCCAATCTCGTTCTCCTGGAAAATAATAGTCAACTAACTCTTCATTCTTTTGAATATCACATATTGCATATAAAGAACCTGTGTCCTTATTATAAGCAACATTTGGTGAGTGTGAATGATTAATGTAGTATTGTGGTCCTATCTTATTTAAGTCACAATCAATCCAGAATCCTTCTTTATCGCAATAAGTCAATGTTTCAATTCTAGATCTAATTTCAGGATCAATATCAGACCATAATACTTTATATGATGGTTCTGCTTTGAATATACATGTATCCTTAGGAATATCGAGTAAAGCAAAAACACCCACCCCGCTACAAACAGTGCTTGGAGCGAGATAGGTGAGTAGTTTTAGATTATAAGGAATCATCCTTTACCTTGTCCTCTGTACTTCTTTTTGCGTCCATTACGAGAGGTTGGTGAAAGTAATGTACGAGCAGAACGCCCTTGACGTGTTTTTTTAGGTGCCCCAGATTGGAACAGATTACCTTTGAGTGCCATTAGATTTCCTCCATTTCAATTAAAGTAATATCAAACTCTTCATCCGAGTAAAAACGCTCAGAGAGATCTTGAAGTACCTCAGTACACTCTTCTGCACTGAGGTTTGTATAAAGTTTACGACCTTTGTAAAGTACGTTGTATTGTGTCATCAGATAATACGAGTTTTCTCATGACCCACACGAATCCGAGGATCGCACCAGATCTCATAACCCTTGTCAATTGCATCAAGACAGAATGATACATCCTCTCCACACATATCCTGAACAGCTCCGGATTCAAATACTTGCATCTTCGGAGCAAACCAAGGATACTCAAGGTTCTCAAAGACACCCTTCTTAATGAGCACCCATCCAAAACCTGTGTAATCTACAGTGAATGGCTTCTTACGCTTGCTGATCGATTCCACAGTTTCGTGGTTCATGACTCCACCATTCTTACGGAAGTCATCTTCTTCTAACCAGTGTGCTACTGAAGTTGTGTGACCATCTTCTGTTGCATACCATCCAGCACTGATAGGACGCTCCTCACCTTCTGCAGGAAATGCAACATCACACAATTGCCAGAACTTTTCTGTGGTAAACACAATATCACTATCAATCCAGAGTTGATAATCATATTGTAGTTTTCCATCCCAAGGAATTTGCTTTGGTCCACGAAGTACATTTGCACCAAGTACTTTACAACGTGCAAAGTTAACCATCGAAGAATAATCTTGAGAGATCTGAATACTCATACCATTCTGTACCATATCAAAGCACAGTTGTACAAAGTTCTTCAGAAAGATAAAAGAACATCCACGACCAGGAAGACAAAATACAATTGTCTTTCCTTTCATGCGTTCTTTAATTGCATCATAGTCCCACTCTGCTTCTGTCTTTTTTGGAGTAGCAGCTTTAACAGTAAATCCTTTTGCCATAAGAGAAATAAACCTTCAATGTCAATTTTAACAGTGTATATATGCTTTGTCAATGAGAAGAATTCAATATTGTTTCTTTACTGACAGTTAATTCTTCATACGTTAAATCCTCAACACTATAGTCGGTCTTCATTAAACCAACCATATTGTTGAGTGTATTCCAAGTTGTTACAAACTCTTCTTCTTTTACTGAATGAAATAAACATCTATCCTTTGCATAGATGTGATAAACTCTTTCCATGTGAAAAATATCTCCGGAATTTTTTGCAGTCAATCTTAATTCACTACAGCATTATATATCAGAACTATCAAAAATCCAAGTGGTATAAACACTACTTTACTCATTGTCCTTGGATATCGAATTATCCAACCTGCGAGTATCACTTTCCAGAAATTCCAATAAGGAGTTCTTCTCATTTTTTCTTTTTCTTTCTCGAAGCATTCTTTTGGGCGCAGGATCTTGCGGAACCTTTTGCTTTGTTCTTATTGGGGCGACTCTTACCGTTTTTATGAATCCATCCAAACACTTGGAAATACCTCCGGAAAAATTTTATGAGACTGATAGATCGTTCGCGTTTTGTCACCTCTGTAGGTTAGGGACTTATCGATTTTTATAAACGCATCGCCCGATATAAACAATAAACAATAAAAAAATATAACTGCGAATAAGAATAACGAATAAACTGCGATTACGACTATAAAGAATCACGAATAAATCTAACTCATGATATAACTGAGAGCGGGGAGAAAGAATACCTCACTCCCCACTCAGTTAGTTATCAGAACTCGATCGGATCTGCAGTGGGTTCGTTGTTACTTACCGAAGCAGATTCCTCACTCACAATAACATCCAGAATGGACAGAAGTTCATCACCAGTATTACCTTGAGCAAGCAGAGAAAGTGCAATCGAACGAGACATAATGAAGAAGTGTTAGAACAATGAATTGAACATGCCTAGTTTATACTCATGCGACAGGAGTTTGTGTAACTAACTCAGCGAACTTGTGTCACAAAGTTAGTGCCACTGCTACGGTTAGTTCTACAACGATTCCCCTTGGTTTGTGTCATGATCAGATCTGACTTACGGGGTTTCACTGTTGCTAACCGAATCACCTTAACTTTACCTTGAATCTCAGCAATTGCAAGGTCGATGTTAGACAGTGTTGCGAACTGGGTAACAGTCATGATCGAAAAGTGTGGTGGGGTTGGTGTTACTGGAGATCAGCGAATAACCTTAACAACTTCACCATTATGACGGATCACAATGGAAGTGAAACTAGGTGCAAATCCCTTGGCGCTGCGAATAGCACCCTGGAGATTCTTGCAGTGGGTGATACACTCCCCACCATTGGCAACAACAGCAAAAGGACGAGTGGTGTTGGTGTTCATCGGTGTGTGTGTTCTTCGACCCTTTAATAATCCCATAGATCAGGGGAAAGGTCAAGGGGTTCTGACCAGTTCCCCGATTGGCACACCTCAGATCCGATGGCGTAACCCAGCAGGCAATTCTCGGTTCCTGCGTGTCAGTTCCATCCCATAAGTTGCTGCCTGATCAAGATAGAAACCCTCACGGATTGGGTTGAAACCTTTCATTGCTTCAGCAGCAGAATAGCAGTCCTTGATGATATATTTCAGAGAATATGCGTCCAGAGTTTTAGCATGAGATTCCCAACGATCGAAGTGCTCAGGTGTTGCGAACTCTTGGGTGCAGAGAGTGCTCATGGGTGTCGTTCCTTTGACCCTTATAGAATCCCATAGATCGCATCAGAGATCAAGAGGTCTTGTGCCAGAGATTTGACTGGCACAAGGTATAAACAATCAGTCCAGAATCATCCCCTCATCAAATACAATGTCTCCACTGTTGGTTGATACAAACCACTCACCCTTTTTCTGATAGATACGCTCTCCATTCCCGTGCTTGGAAAGTATAGCGTTCAGGCGGGATTTGGTGGTCATTGTTTGATACCCACAATTAAACATCTGCAACCAAGTGTCACCAATCGTTGCGATGTGATTACCATGCAGAAACACATAGTTTGCATCACGTTCGGGAGAATAGATCACCTGAGTGTTATCATTCTTCCAGTTGATGCACTTGGTGATTGCATCATTCATCTGGGTTTCGATCTTTCGCATTGCTGTGTGGTGATCTCTTGACCCTTTTAATATACACGATTTAGATCTCTGTGCTCATTTATTGTGCCACTAATACTTGTGGCACATGGTATCAGAAACTAAGTCAGAAGTTTGTAACCTTTTGTCGTCTTATCTGGATATTTGTCTATAGATGTCTTGTAAAGTGTGGCGTGATCGACGTTATTAACTCTACACCACTCTCTAATATTTTCAACCACCACAATCTCATTGGTTTGTGTATTCAAAATCTTTCTCTGTTTGGATAATGAATATGCAGCATTATATTGTCTATCACACCACTCCAAGTTCGACACTTTGTTATTGCTTGGGTCTTCGTCGATGTGGTTGACTTCTGGCAGATTTTCGGGATTTGGTATAAACGCCAGTGCTACTAATCTGTGCAGATAATACTTCTTACCTTTCAGTTCTATGTGATAGCGACCATTAGAAACATTGCGGTGTGGTTTCATAAGAAGAGGTGGTGAGTTAGTGTCAATAACCCACCGATTTCCCTGTCTCTTCTTATAACTTAATACCTGAGCATCTTCGGTCACATAGTAACCATCAAGTCCAGGTATTTGCCTCTTTTCAATATCTATCAAACTCTTCGACATATACATCAACACTCTCAGATGGTTCGAGTTTGAATAGTTTTTCAAAGTCAATATCACGGGCATTAAAATCCTCAAAGACATTAAGTTCCAGAGTGATCCTCACTTTTTGCTTTCTTGCTTGTTGATACGCAACTGACATAAGTGTGCTCCTGATGTGTATGAAAGTACTCTAAGATGCTGTGAGGTTTATGTCAAGGGGTTGAGCGTATTTATCAGCGATCCTTATGATTTTTTTGCGATCTGTGTGGATTTTCTGACGCGGGGGTGCTTGACATTTGTGCGGAGAGGTGATACAATGCGGGGTAAGATCACAAGACCTCAGCACATTTAATTGGTCATAAAGTGTTGGGTCTAGAAGGATTTAAGAGAATAATACACCCACTATTTGATATGAATACGTATCAATATCAGTAATTGATAACAATAATTATCAGACAATTCATTTGCACGTTTATATTTAAAAAAGGTTTTTTTATTGTTTTAATAACTTTTTAACGCTTTTTCAACTCAATTAGTGATAAAATAGAACTTTTTACTCTATCATCCTTCTGTTCATTTGCAACACTCATCACATATTCTTTTCTCATCTGATCAGATACTTTCTTTGCTTCTTCAAGTGTAGAATAGCACCCATAGTGACGACTCTTCTTTTCACTATCCATAACAGTGCTTCCCCTTACAATATACTTCTTCAATCGTTCACAATAAACAACACCACGAACATCATGCTTATTCTTCTTTGAGAAAAGTTCATTGACCTTCTTATCAATGAACACACATTTATCAGGTGAATATACTTTATTTCCTGGAAACAATATATCTTTATCTAACTCTTTTCCTTCCCAATCTTGTTGCATCATCCAGGACTTAAAGTTAGAGAAACGATGCCATTCTTCACATACACTACAACCAACATAAGATTGATTCTTGATATGGAAATTAGGAGAATAACATCTTCTCATCATCTGTTTCCATTTACGATAATATAAACAATTTGATACAACATAATCTGCATCATTGATACCTATACCATACACAATTCCTTTCTTCTTAGACATAAACATCCTCACCTTCTACATCACACCACTCTAGCAAATAATGATCTAGAGTAACACCTACCTGTTGTGCTTCAGTATAAAACTCTTGATACTGTTCACCATTCAGAATAAAGAAATCAGTTTCAATCATAATACATTAAGAACATTTAGAATTGCTTGTGTATGATTACGACCAGAAGGATTGCTATAAGTCAAATGAAGATACTCAAGAACTCGCGCATAATGATCTTCTACACACAACAAACCTTTGACTGGGCGATGAATCTGAATCTTTAGAAGTTTGCAGGCATACTGAACAAAATGAGTTCCACGCTTAAAAACATTAAGTGTTTTAATTGGAATCAATTTACGATCATTCAGTTCAATAGAATTGGGCAAGTTTTGATAACCGAAGAAAGCAGAATCAAAGATTGCGGTGTTCATGAGATCAAACAAGATGAGCAGGTGAACCACAAGAACGATAGAAATCTACCATTCGTTTTGCTTCTTCAAGTGTAGAGAAACTTTGTGTTCTCCACTCTTGTTGATAGGGTGTGAAATACTTAATCGTGAACATCAGGCAATCACCTCAGACCAGCGAATAGGATTGTTGGATGTAACTTTCCAGATGATCATTGGTGCTCCACCTTCATCAATGCTCCAGTCAAATGCAACATCTTGAGCATCATCATAACTTGCACAATACTCTGCACCATGATCATCAAACTCACCAAATGTCTTAGGTTGAACAGCAAACATTTCAGGCACCAATCTCTTCAAGGAAAACTTTCTCAACTGCTAACCATTGAGATTCACTCAAGGACTTATCTTGTGACAAAACAAAGTCACAAACCATCTCCCAATCAGCATCCATTTCCAGAATAAACTGCGGGAGAGATTCAAGAATGTCGTTGATCATTGGGTGCGATTCCTTTGACTCTTTAAGAATAGACGATTTTGAGTGCAGTGCTCATTTCATGTGCCAGAGATTGGATTGTCACACTGCTGCTGAGTTCTGGTGTGCTGGTTCGTCTTGAGTGTGTCTCGCTGAGATCCCTTGCTATCACTAGAGCAAAAACCTGATTTTTGTGCAATTCCACCTGGCAGATAGGATCAACCACCTGCTCAAATGAAATTGCAGAGAAATCAGTTCTTATCAACAATTCCGACGTTTGAGTTCTTGAATCAATAGATCCACATATTCATCTGCTTCTGGTACATTCAAAATCGCAGCATCTGCAATCTCAAATGATAAATCAGAATCAGCAAGTTCTTTGATCTCTTGTTCAGAATAGAATCCGTAATCAGTCATGATCGTAGACAACCTTTTCAAGTTCAGTAAGAAGTTCGGGTGTGAAGTTTTCTACAATGGGTTGTGGTTCTTCATCCTCATTGCAATCATAATACAACTCACATTCATATTGATAAGCAAGATCATCATTCAACAACATGAGGTTTTCAAGTTGTTGTTCAATGCTGCGAATCAGTTGTGCTTGATTCATCTCAACCTCCACCATAAACATACTCTACAATACCTGCCTCATCAAGTCCTACACTTTCAATGATAGTAACTCGGGCATTATTAAACTCTTCAGCATGATATTCACCAAACTCTTCAACAAACAACTCACGACATTGATTCATATTCTCAGCAGCAATTAGACACATTCCAGGAGTGTAATCGTAAAGAACTTCTTTGAGAATGTAGAGTTTCATGATTTCAGTTGATAGTGATTGCAACGGATTCGATTTCTTGATCGTTCACATCATACTTTTCATAGATCCATTCATTATCCTCAACATTCAGATAAGTGTGCAAATCACCATTGGATTCTTCTTTCATAAAAGATCCACACCACTTATCGTAAATGTAACCAGAGTTCAGAAGTGCATCCTCAAAAGTCATAGTTCAATGCTCCAATCAGAATCGTTGAAAAGATTAACCCAGAAGAAGTTTTTACCGTTGAGTGATCGTAGAAAAACACGATCACCTTTGTTTTGTTCAATCACACACTGCGATTCTTGTCCCATTAAGTTACAGAATCGGTTTCGTGCTTTCTTGCTTTTGGGAGTAACAAATGCAATCATGATTGTGCTCCGAACATTTTAGTGAAAAGATCAATGTTCTCTACTTTAGGTTGATCAATCCAAAAGGGACGATCATCAAGAGAACATGCCCAAGCATTAACCTCAAAGGTATATTCTGT